TTGTCGAAACGGACCAGGCCTACTCAGCCTCGTCCATTGCACCGACCATTCGCTCTACGAAGCGCCCGGCAATTTCGTAACTCGCAAGTGCCTCTGCAATTGAATCGTAGATATGGCCCAGGCACATCACGCATTCTTCGTTCTGGACAGCATCCGACAGAACCCCACGGAGACCACTCAGATCGTCCATAAGGTCTTCTGCGAAGGTGCAGAAGTGCTGCAAGACTTCCTGCTCACTCTCGGGAATCTCCGTCTCAGACAAAGACTCTATGAAAGGTAGATAGGACGACTCGGTCTGCGAATGAACCGCTTCAAGCCGGTCCGATACGACCGACAGATCGGCCATGACCCCATCCCTGTACAGCTCAAAATTCTCTTCGGGGATGTCGTCGGTCTCGTACAGCGGGGTGTACTTCGCTTCGAGCTGCTCACTGCTGATTGCTTCAAGGCAGTCGACCACCTGTCGGTGGATCTCTTCTTGCTGTTCAGCATAGATCTCTCGCCAGCGCCTCTTGCCAGCTAGGCCTGCAGCAATCTCACCGGAAAAATCCCTGGCGGACTCGACCTGCTTCTGCTCGTGGAGACTTACCAGCTCCAAGATTCTGCCCGTGGCAACATCCGCATCCTCGGAGAGGATCGCGTCCACCGCACTCAGCGTATAGTCCCGAACAGCCTTGGCGGCGTTCGTGCTGTCAACGACAGGAACGTCGAGCTGCTTAGCTTCCGTCAGACCCATGGAGCCATCAGCCTGCGTAAGCTTCGCTTCAAAGTACTCGCCCGTCGCGGTTCCCACCACGACGCGATCGGCGAAAGTAGCAAGGCGCGCTACCTCGGTGTCGCTGTCGCCCACAAAGATAGAACGCTGCTCCTCTATGGCCGCGTCAATGCGACTGATGAGCTGTTCGTAGGAACCCTCAACGAGTTTCTTGACCACGCTGAGAGGTACTACTTTTTCTTTGAGGGCAAAGATTGCTGACACGAGATGTCTTCCCTGTTCGAGGCCGATACTAGATGTATGAGAAAACGTATGTCAAGCAAGCGCCAGAGGGTTTATTGAGAAAACCCTAGCGCGGCATGCTCATTTTCATCTCATTTACGAGTTCTCGTAACTCACTGAGACGCTTGGCAGTTGACGTATTGCTCGACAATATTTTGTCTAAATTATCCTCGACCAGTTTCTCGTGGTCGCGGTTCCCAGCAAGCAACTCTTGCTCGGTAATGGGGCGATAGCCAAGGTTCTGTCTCATATGTGGCCACATACGGGACAAGCTTCCTACTTGACGAAAGTGCTTGCGCAGATCCTCTGCCTGCTTTGACTGAGGCGGGGCCATCGCCATCTGCTGGGCCTGCTGTTTCGTCTGAATGTCAGCCACCGCTTGCTGCTGTTGAACTTGAGCTTGTCCCTGCACGTCCATCTGAAGACCCATGGCCTTCGCCTGAATCTCAGCATCGGCCAACTGTTCTTGGTGACGCTCTTTGATGATGTACTCAATCTCTCCATCGCTAAGACCAAAGATTCTTTGAAGAATCCAGTGGAGAGACACGAACTGGCTCATCCGTCCTGCGAAGTCTGCCTTCGCGTTCCTCACCTCAAGCTGAGCCAGCTCAAAGATGGAACTCGGCACAGTCATGAAAATGTCGAAGTCAACCTGAGCCGGATTGATGTTCAGGGCGGCGAGGTGGACCCTCGCCATCTTCTTCAGACCATTCCTCAATTCCCGCTGCAAACGGAGGACGGTGCGGGCGAAGCGCACATCTTCCTGTGACAACACACCTTTTGCGCGTGGCGCCTCAGAGCCTAGGTAAACCTTCGGCACTTTGATTGCGGAATAGAGCTTCAGCTTGAAGTATTCGATGTCCTCCATGTGCTGCCACGATGGGCTGCCGACGACATCGATCTTCGTCTGCTGCACGCCCTTGCGTACAGGCACAAAGAAGTCCTCATCCTGCGAAAGCGGGTTGTACTTGAGGTCTAGCTTTCCGGTTTGAGGATTGTAGAACTTGGTCTTCTTGTACTGCTGGCGAACCTTGTGAAGGAACGCGAACGCCTCCTTCGGAGGTAGGTCGCCCACATCAATATAGAAGGCGTACCTCTGGGGAGCGCGCTGCAGTCGATAAACCATTGCGGCGTCTTCAAGAAGCATGAGGCGCTTCCAGATCCACCGAGCTGGCTCAAGGACTGAGTAGCCATAGATTGCCCGTCGGTGCTTCGACCGTAGACGCATATGGCAAACCTCCCAGTCCTCAAGCGCCGCGTACTTATCGTGCCGCCTATTGGTCCCAGCCATCCGCTGGGTCAGCAGCTGCTTGAATTCGTCCGGGCTATACCCAAAGCGACCCTTGAAATCCTGGACAAAGCCGAACAGCTCACCTCGCCGCCCTTCGATTCGTCGCATCGTCGGGGGAGGCAAGAAGTTCATTCCCACGAGTCCGTCGCCGGTGACCAACATCTCCTCGTAGTCGTTCCCGTATTTTACGAGGGTCCTGGCTATCTCCCAGATCTCCTCGTCAATACGCAGCCTCCGGTGAAACAGGTCATCGAGAATCGTCTGCACCGTCTTGTCCGGCGAGTCGACCCACATGACATTGTTCTGCAGCGCTTCGGTCTGGGTCGCATCATCGGCATAGATGTCGATAGCAGACGCCAGCTCCGGGTAATCATCCATCTCCTCGTAGTCCACGTACCTCGCCATGAGGTCGTGCTCTAGCTTCAGGTAGTCGCTGAGTACGTCATAGCCATACGACTGAAGCAGATCGAAGCCGGTCTGTGGGTAACTTGAGGAAGTTCCACCCTTCGCCAGGCTGAGAACGACCTGCTCTTTGTCCCATCGCAAGAGCTGACGGACTCGCCCGCCAATGTTTCCCCAAAAACCCATCTATCAATCCTTAAAGGCTGTCCTCGCCTCGGCTGTGAAGATGGACACGCACCATCCAGCACCAGGCACTCGATACAGCCCCTGCTGCCGCCCACTGCTTCCACCACTCAAGCCCAAGCTCAGGCCACAGGCCTAGCCAGCACCAAACGATGCCAACAGGAACACCCACGCACATTGGGCAATGAATCCAGCACCCGATAACGGGCACAGGCTTGAGCAGCTTCCGCAGCCATCCAAATATCTGCCCGCTTGTTATGATGTTGGTAACCCCGTAACAAGCGAGGAGAAATACAATAAGCACAATCATCAGAGCACACTAAGAAGCCGAACACTCAAAGAGCGTTCGGCTGTCCTATGCATCCGTTCTTGCATCGTCGTACTGGCTGCAGCTTCCACTTCCTAATCGGCATCTCTGTCCTCCTTGATGACCCTATCGAGCCTCTCTTCTAGCTCATCGTCAAGCTGGTTCTCCAGCTCTTTGTCATCAGAAATCACAGCAACAGCACAAACTGTATCCAGGGGAATTGGCTTGTGCTCGCCGAAATCGGAAGGAGTGTCCCCTCCCTGCGCCCGCTTATCGAATCTCTGAGTCTCCTCGTCTGAGACGAAGGCCTTCGCAGAGGCGATCAAGCTCGCTTCTATTGGACTCAAAAGAGGTTTTTCTGAAACCTCTTTTCTTACAAGCCCCTTGCCCTTGGCACCAGCCTTCGCTCGAACCGAGCAAGAGGCTTTCACTTTCTGAATTTCCACAGAAGTGTTGCGAAACGGGGCAGGCGAATCTTCTCGTTCCTGACTCATAGCCAGAAACATAACATAGGGGTCTGTGCTTAGCCTACCAGGCCTCTATGTGGAAGGTGCCTGCGCCCTTCACAGCGATCCCGCCCTCGAACCTATCCCAGTAGGTCTGAGCCTCTCCCGAGGGAATGAATCCGTGGTCCGTTGTGCCATCGAATGAGATGTTCAGATCTCCACCAACGGCACGAACCCTGATTGAGTTCGACCAACCCTGCTCCGGCTCAGCCGGGTCCTTTGGATCGGGTCGTTCAAAAGCGAACTCGTTGTCACCGTAGTCTCCCGTCGCTGCGCCCGTCGCATAAAAGCGAATGGACTTGTAGTTCGTCGGAAACGGCGGAGGATATGCCGGTGGTTGTACGCCTGGGCTTGGCATCGTCTAGCTCCTACGCGCCCTCTCCAGCAGGGAGAGCCTTCTTCTCTTTGGCTCCATCGAACAGCTTCGCCTCAACGAGCATAGACAGCTCAGACGCAGCCTTCTCATCCAGTTTCAGAGCGCGAAGCTGAGCGTTGACGAACTTCATGGCATCGTCGAGCTTCTTCTCTCCGGGTGTCTTCTCGCCACCCTTCTTTAGGGCTGCAAGGCTCTTCTGCTCAGCAGCCTTGATGCCCTTCAGAATCAGGGCGTCGACCTTGTCCTCGTAGACAAGCGCCGACTGAAGGTTCCACCTCTTGGCCAACAAGTTCAAACCCTTATTGACCAACAGCATCAAAACAGGGGTCAGAATGGTGACCGCCAGAGGGATCAGATTCTCAGCTACCGTCTGCCACATCATATTCTCCTTGGTTTCAGCGCCCGCGTTTCACAATGACCGCTCGTGCAGGTCCGTCTGGGCGCTGAACATCCTTGGCCTCCTGCTTCGAACTGTCTTTCTCGTCTACGGCCCGAAGATACTGCAAAAGCGCTCTCTGGAAAACCTGGCCTACAGAGCAACCCTCCTTGCGAGAGTGCTCAGAAAGGAGCCTGTAAAGCTCAACAGGGACCAGCATGAAGGTGAACTCGGTCTCCCCTGAAGGACCAAGCACTTCTTCTGCCCGTTTTAATGGCTTTGCTTCAACTTTCATCAAATCTTTCCAGTCATTAGGGGGCGCCAGCGCCGCTCAAGGAGCCGCCCCTGTCAGTCTTCCCTCCACCAGGAAGCGATGAGCCCGCGCGTTTGGCAGCCAATGAACCAGGGTCCGTGAGATACCACTCGATGCCCATTTCAATCAGACGAAGTTCTGCTGGATCTATCTGGCCAGGATGGATACCCGACTTCGCCATAGCCCTCAAAAGAATTGAGTGCTTAGGAAGAGTTCGATCTTTGTCAATGAGATCGATAACGGCGTCCCATACCCTCCAGGCAGACTCGGACCTAAACCCGAGACCCGGCGACTTCTTGAAGTCGTAGACACCCCCAGCGCCGTCATCCTCGCCGTCGACATTGTGCTCGAAACCCGGACCTCCGATAGTGGGGCCGCCCCCTCGGATCTTGACCATCCCCAGATTAGGAACTGAGTACCCTCCCCAGGCAGGATTGGGAGTGGAGCTAGAGCTATGATTTGAGAAGAACTCAAGCAAACCCATCGATTTCTTCAACTCATGGAGAACCCGAAGCCGCGTTAGAGGAACACCCCTACTATCGCCCATTGGAGCGCCGCCACCATTCATACCTCCACCCATAGCTGCCCCACTGGAGGACCCGTCACTCGCCGACCCCGCCTTGAAGCTCCGGGGTGTCCCCATCCTTGATGGAAACAGCATTGGGAAGGTGTACTTCCACTGTCTCTTGCGGCACTTCTCTCGCTTGTCTCCTTTACGACAAGGCTTCGAATCCCCCTCAGAGAGAGCGCCGAGCGCATCCTTTAGGGCCGTAAAATTCACCTGCGACGCCTCTTCTCCCTGTCTATCTTCTGTTGGAGCTGGTCCATCTGGTGCAGGGTCGCATCAATTCTCTGAAAGATTCTGCGAAGTTTCACGCGGGCAGTTTTGATGTTCCCCTTCGCAATGGACCGGGAAACCTGCAGCATTGCCGTGCTGTTGAGCTGCATGACCTGAGCGAGCTGAGCCAGCTTGTTTTGCGGCGCCCGGTATGACGGAGTTGGCGGCTCCCAGGCCTCGTCAAGGATGCCCATATGCTCATAAAACCCGCGAATTTCAGGCTGAAATTTCGACATGCCTACCCCTGGATAAACGGCATCAGCAGTGAGTGCTCGTCTACCATTTCTCGCTGCTCGTCTACCATCGGGTCTGAGTGCTTAGAGATGCCCTTCACGATACCCATCGGAGCCCCATGATACATCGTCGTAAGCGTAAACGTGATACCAGCCAGTGCGTCGGCGACATCTTTTGACTTGCCCCTAGGGTGGTCGACCTTGTTGCGAACATTGTCTTTCTGGACAGTTCTCAGCTCTTCGAGAAGCGGCTCATACTCATAGAACTGGAGCCTTCCTTCATAGATCGCCGACTTCAAGGTGTCGTAGGCGTCCATCGGCTTATCCACAGACAGTCGCTCCGAGGTGATCCCCTTGGAGTTGAACTTCTGAATGGTCGGCGCCGATTGAAACTGATCCATCGTCACCAGTCCAATCGGGAAGCCGTGCTTCTGGAACTGGTAAACGAGACCACGGATCATGCCATGGTCAATCTCTCCACCGATAGGCGGGCGGATCCTTAGAAGGAAATCCACCCAGATGATGGGCGCAGGCTCAGTGTATTCCTCCCGCGTCTCCTGATCCCGCCGAACCACCGTCTTGTATCCCGTGACACACCCAACAGCCACTCCGGTGCTGTCTGAATTCAACGATGGGTCAATGTGAATATGCCTCGTTGTCCCAGGAAAGAACAACGGTTGCCATGACTTAAACACCTCGGCTCCGTCACGCATGTCTACCTGGTGCGCGATAGCCGTCCAGTTCATCTTTCCAGGCTTGGTCTGAACCCATTCATCCACAGAGAACGGATGCTTACGGTTCACATCAATACAGGGAATGATGCGATCACGCTGCTGGATGAACGGCGATACAGAGGTCGTCTCAATACCGGCGACGTCACGAATTGCGTCCTCAAGGCTGTTCTCGAAATCGTTACGAAAGTCCTCGGGAACCTCGACAATGATCATCCCATCCTGGAGATTCGCCCTAAGAGGCTCGACCTCTTCAGGGACCAGGATCTTCGACGGCACCTGATGGTTCCCCACAAGGACATGGAACGTCTCGTCCGAGTAAACCCCTTCCTTCACATGCCAGGTCGCATAGTCCCGAACAAACACGGTCGGGTCGTCCTTGGACTCCTTAATCCGCTTCGCCGTAAAGTCATCCTTAGTCTGCTTGGATGACACAACAATCATCATTCCCGGAAGCTTTCCGTGCCTCTGGAAACGTGATTTCATACGACGAACCAGCTGGTCATATAGGAACTGAGCCCTGTCAGTCGCCCCCACACGACTGTCGATGCTCCCCTTCTTCCGCATCGGCTGCATGAAGTTGGACTCGTCAATCATCGCCGCAAATACGTTCAAACCCAAGGCGGCACTATCCGTGGAGGCACGGGCAGCCACCTGGATTTTCTTCGGAAAAATGATCTCCTTCTTCATCGACTTGAAGGGGAAGTTCTCCTTGAAGTAAGCGCTCTCCCCGATCTTCGTGGCGATGTTGTCGAAAGCAACCTTGATGGCCAAGTCCTCCTTGACCGACAAGACGACAAACGAAATGTCCGACCCTTTACCGATACCGAAGCTACGGTGCGGATCCCTCATACAGGACAGCTCGTAGAGGACACGACACGCAGCAATGGAAGCAAAGAAAGTCTTTCCCCAACCAATTGACCCCGTCAGCACCGCTTCCCTGTAGCCCCCATGGAATAGCTCTTCCATGTCCTTGCGAAGCTTTGGGTAGAGAACGTCGCACGTCTTCCCGAGGTAATACGGGTCCATGACGAACGTCTCAATGTCGACAGGCTGACGAAGGTATTCTCCGTCATTGAGGACGTCGTAGATGCGAGGCGGCGGCTCCTCCATCTCATTGAATGCCGGATCATCAATCTCCTGCAGGCAGAGAATGACAGCCTGACGCTCCTCCTCGCTGAGATGAGAAAATTCCTTCTGAATAATCTCGGCGACTTCTTGCGGAGTGCGCTCGCTGACCAACCGCCCGCCAAGGTCCTTGATGGCCACCGCTCTACTCCCCGGGCTCTGTGGCTAACTGCTTGGGCTCATCCTCTGTCACGGTGACGTCGATCACTCGCGTTCCCGCAGCGTCAGCAGCACTATGAACCAGGTCCGCAGCATCGACGTTTGCCTTTGCTCCCAAGGCCATCAGCGTCTCCACCATCCCTAGCACCCTGCGACGAGAGTCCGGGTCCGTCATGACTCCGGCGACGCCCTCACCGTGCCTGCTGGCAATCTGCATCGACGCTTGGCCCGTCACTGCCAATTCGCCAAGCTGTCTCTTGGCCAGTCCAAGGTCCATCTTCAGGTCGGCACTCTGCTTGAGAATCTTCATCGCCACAAAGATCTCTCGACCCGTTGTCGGGAACAGCTTGTTGATGTTCTGCTCGTTGGTTACATCGATCTCGACACGCTTCATCTGCATCTCGTACAGACGTTGCAACTCGCTCAACTCATTGAGACCGTTAGACAGTTTCGTGTTGGCGTGCTTGGCGGCGATAGGGTTGCGCGTCGACAGAACCAGCTCAGCTGGTGGAATAGACTGGCGGAATTCATCCACCATCTTCTTCACATACTTCGCGCTGTAGTTCTCTAACTCACCCTTCTCCTCCTGGATCATCCGAACAATATCGTTCGACGACCACCCCATACGGATACGTCGCTCCACTTCGTCGAAGCACCTGCACTCACGCAAAGCCTGCCCCTTCTGCTTCTTGGGGACGTCACGGCTCACAGCCTTGATCGGAGGTCTTCTCTGCTTTGTCATTGAGGTACCTCGGCAAAGTGATCTCTGCCAACGCAGTAAAGCCTAACGCAAGAAGGCTTTTACCTCAACAAAGCGTCCCGGTGCTACTTACGGTATCCACGAAAGTACTTTCGTG